TGCATGTGACGATTAACATGCCAGATGAGTTTGATGATCCAGATGGGATTGCCCGTCCATATGTTGTGACCATTGATAAGTCATCAAGAGAAATTTTATCCATAAGAAAGAACTGGTACGAGGATGATCAGAGGAAAAAGAAGCGTTTACACTTCGTTCACTACCGCTATCTGCCGGGTTTGGGCTTTTATGGAACAGGTCTTATACACCTTATTGGTGGACTTGCTAAGTCGGCTACATCCATCCTTCGTCAGTTGGTGGATGCTGGCACACTGTCGAATTTGCCAGCGGGTCTTAAAGCTCGCGGTCTTCGTATTAAGGGGGATGACACTCCTCTTATGCCGGGTGAATTTAGGGATGTGGACGTACCGGGCGGTGCCATACGTGACTCGATTACGTTTATCCCTTACAAAGAGCCATCAAGCGTATTGTACTCTTTACTTGGAAATATTGTCGAAGAGGGACGCCGCATTGGCTCAGTCGCAGACATTCAAGTAGGAGATACCAACGCACAGGCACCCGTGGGCACAACTCTTGCCCTCATGGAGCGTTCAATGAAGGTGATGTCTGGTGTACAGGCTCGCCTTCATGCAGCTATGAAAAAAGAGTTACGACTTCTTGCTAAGATTGTTCATGACTATATGCCAGAAGAGTACGCCTATGAGGTTGATGGAGACTTCAGTAGGACAGATGACTTTGATAAGCGCATAGATGTTATACCAGTCTCAGACCCAAATGCTGCTACGATGTCTCAAAGAATCATGCAGTATCAAGCCGCACTCCAACTAGCTCAACAAGCGCCACAGTTATACGACATGGGAAAACTGCACAGGCAAATGCTTGAGGTTCTAGGCATTCAAGATGCTGAAGATCTTATTAAGCTTCCTGAAGATATCAAGCCTTCTGATCCTGTGACTGAGAACATGATGATCTTAAAACAAGAGCCAGTTAAGGCATTTAAGTATCAAGACCATGAAGCTCACTTGGCTGTTCATATGTCTGCTGCCCAAGATCCAAAGCTTGCTCAGATGATAGGACAGTCTCCATTTGCTCAAGTGATACAGCAAGCAATGGCGGCTCATATTACAGAACATGTTGCGTTCCAGTATCGTAGGGAAATGGAGAAAATGCTTGGTGTTGAATTGCCAAGTGAAGACCAGAACCTTCCTGAAGATGTAGAGGTTGAGATCTCTAGGTTGGCTAAGGATGCAGCAGAGAAACTTCTCAAGAAGGATCAAGCGGAAGCTGCCCAAGAGCAAGCTCAAGCCCAACAGCAAGATCCTTTGGTTCAGATGCAGCAGCAAGAGCTTCAGTTAAAAGCTCAAGAGCTTCAGCATAAGATGCAACTAGACACGGCTAAACTTCAGCTTGAAGCTGAGAAGATAAAAGCCACTAATCAAAGAGAGGGTGCCAAGCTGGGGGTTAAGCTGGCTACCGATCTTGATAACTCTCAGCGAGCAGACCAGCAAGCTGGGGCGAAACTTGGTGTTGAATTAGCAAAGGAGCTAGGTAAGGGAGATGGATGATACAGTTATTGCGCTCATGCGGCGTAGTATCTCCGATTATAAAGTTGAAATAGAACAGTTCTTGGCTGGGGGCCAAGCGCAAACTATGGAAGACTACAACAGACTTGTTGGGAGATATGAGGCTTTAAAGTTACTTGAAGCTGATTTACAGGAAATGGACAAAAGATTTATTGAACAATAAGTTCAATTGAACTATTTCTACATATGGGGGCTTCGTGGGGTAATCCGCGCACGGTTTCTGTGAACCTAATCACTGCAAGGTATATAAAATGTATGCAGACAAAAAGATAACTGAGGAAAAAGTAGCGACTCAGTTACCAGAACCTAAAGGCTACAAGGTTCTCATTAGTACAGTTGAGGTTAATGAGAAAACTGAGGGTGGCGTATATATGCCAGATGGCCTCAGACAAATGGAAGAAACAGCATCTATCATTGGTTTTGTTATAAAGACTGGACCAGATGCGTATTCCGATAAAGAAAGATTCCCAAATGGAGCCTACTGTAAGGAAGGTGACTTTGTAATTTTTAGATCCTACTCAGGAACAAGGTTTAAAATACACGGGAAAGAGTTTCGATTAGTGAACGATGACACTATTGAAGCTGTTGTTGACGATCCAAGGGGGTATACACGGGCATGAGTAATTTAGCTTCAGAACCTGAAATGACGGAAGATTTTGAAAACGAATCACCTGATACACAAGATGTTGTGTCTGATGATAAGTTTGAGATTGAAATTGTAGATGATACTCCAGAAGAGGATCGTGGTCGCCCGCGAAAGGCTGAGGATGCAGAGCCAGAAATTCCAGACGAAGATGAACTGGATAAGTATTCTGAGGGTGTTCAGAAGCGCATGAAGAAAATGACCTATGAGGTCAACGAGCAGCGCAGAAACAAAGAAGAAGCGATAAGGCTGCGTGAAGAGGCCTTAAAGTATGCTGAGTCTATTAAGGCTGAGAATGAACGACTTAGACAGTCTCTTGAGCAGGGTGAGCAAACTCTTGTTAATCAGGCTAAAGGTCGTGTTCAAGCTGAGTTGGATCGTGCAAAGGTTGCCTACAAAGAGGCTATTGACTCTGGTGATTCAGACTTAATCCTTGAGGCAAACGATAAAGTAACTGCCTTGAGAATAGAAGCTGATAAGATAGCCAGCTATAAACCTCAGAAGAGACCTGCGCCTCAACCCCAGCCTCAATATCAACAACAGGCTCCAGCGGTTCCTCAAGTTGATCCGCGAGCAGTTGAGTGGGGTAAAAGAAATACTTGGTTTGAAAGGGATCCTGAAATGACAGGTTTCGCATATGGCGTACATCAACGTCTTGTGCAATCAGGGATTGATCCAAATACAGATCGGTATTATACAGAAATTGACAAGGCCATGAAAAAGGTCTTTCCAGATAAGTTTGATGATGGGCAAATCGAGGAACAAGCACCCCAACGTCAAGCTGGCTCCGTGGTTGCTGCACCGTCGAGAACGACGAAAAAATCACGCACAGTGCGACTCACCTCAACGCAAGCCTCTCTCGCCAAGCGGCTTGGACTCTCAAATGAGCAATATGCGGCGCAATTGATGAAGGATCAATCCAAATGACGAAAAGATCTCCACGCACAACAGAGACCCGCGAAGCGGAGTCACGCAAAGCGTCATGGACGAGACCGACAATGTTACCAACCCCGACCCCGCGTGATGGTATCACCTTCCGCTGGATCCGCACATCTACCTTGGGTAATATGGATAACAAAAATGTCTCTTCCAGATTTCGTGAGGGATGGACGCCAGTTCGTAAAGAGGATCATGCAGACCTTCAAGTTGTGTCTGATATAGATTCAAGGTTCCAAGACAACATTGAGGTAGGTGGTTTACTGCTTTGTCAAAACGCCACTGAGAACGTCGAGGCAAGAGTTGAAGCGCAGTTACAAACGGCCCAAAGCCAGATGGATGCTGTCGATAACTCATACCTAAAACAATCAGACCCCCGTATGCCCGTTCTAAATCCAGAGCGGAGTACACGAACTTCATTTGGCAGGTAACCCTTTAGGGGGGAGCTTGTCGCAACTTAAACTCTAGGAGTATGAGAAAATGGCTACTACAGCAGCCCCCTACGGCTTAAAGCCTGTGCGCCGCGCAGACGGAATGCCGTATGCTGGTGCGACTAATCAGTATCTCATTGATCCCGCTGGAGAAGCAACTAACCTATTTTACGGTCAAGTTGTTATCATTGGGGCCGATGGTTACATCGCACTCGCAACTGGTTCAGGTTCAGACCTGACATCTAACAGCATCTCAGGAACAACAGGCGTTGGCGCTATCGGCGTTTTCGTTGGTTGTGAGTATGTAAATTCTTCAGGCCAAACGGTACAAGCACAGTATTATCCATCTGGAACTTCCAATGGTGATGCTATTAAAGCGTATGTTGTTGACGATCCAAACGTACTATTCCAAGCTCAGCTTGATGGTACAGGAGCGCAAACAATTATCGGTACGAACACATTCTTTGCAGCAGCACAGTCTACCTCAACTGGTAACACCACGACAGGTAACTCTACATCTGCATTAGACGCTACGGTAAAAACTGCCGCAGCGGCGTTCCGTGTTGTTTCACATGTGTCAGATGCTGCTGATGCGTTCCCAGATGTACTTGTAAAGTTCAATCCGGGCGCTCACCAGATGACCAATAACGTAGGCTTATAAGGAGGTTAAATTATGGCTATTTCACGCGCCCAGCTCCTTAAAGAGCTATTACCCGGTCTGAATGCACTGTT